CCTATAATTAAAATAAGTGATTTATCATTTTCATATAATAATAAAAAGATATTTGATAAATTTAATTTAAATATTCCGAATAATATTATTACGGGTATTTCTGGATGTTCTGGAAAAGGTAAAACGACATTAATTAAAATTTTATTAGGGTTATATTCATATGAAGGTAATATAACAATAGATAATATAAATATTAAAGATATTGATTATAATTATTATTATAATAAGTTAATATCATATGTAGGACAAGAATCGATATTATATTCAGGTTCTATATATGATAATTTAATATCTAATTTAAATGAAGATGAAATAGATAAGGAATTATTAAATAAATTATTAGAAAAATTAAATATTTCGAAATTAGATAATGAGAAATTATCAGGAGGAGAAAAGCAGAGATTAAGTATATGTAGAGCATTTTTGAGGAAACCTAAAATTATATTATTAGATGAACCGACATCATCACTTGATTATGATAATGAAATAAATGTATTAAATTTAATAAAAGAATTAAATGAAATATATAAAATAACGATTATATTAGTTTCTCATAGTAATAATGCGATTTCTATATGTGATAATAAATTCTATATTTAATTAATAATAACTAATAATTATAAATGAATCCACAAGATATTTATAATGAAAGAATAAGAGGAGATAATGTTAAAATGGCAGAATATAAAAATAATATTAATAAAAATAATATTTCTGATAAATTAAAATCTATGATTGCTGAATTAAATAGAAGAAGAACAGAATTAAATAGAAGGTTTTCATATGATTTAACAATACAACATAGACCTATAACATGGGGATTAATTACTGATACAGATTTTATATGGGATGATATTAATAAATCAATAGAATATGAAGTATTATTATCATCAGCATTAGAAATAATTGAAAAAGATAAACAAAAAGAAGAAAATTGTAATTGGTTTAGTGTATAATTTTTTTATTAGATAAAAATAATATTAATAATTATCTTGAAATTCTTAATATATTTATCATTGATTGTTTATTGCTGACTTCTTTAAATGTTAATTTATGCGATTTCTATATATGATAATAAATTTGTATTAAATTAAAAGAAAAACTGTTAAAAATGATTATAAAAATATTTGAGAATAATTGCCCGAAATGCCGAAATACTGGTTAGACGGAATTTTTGATGAAGAATTCATCGAAGTCAAAGTCGAAGAGATTGTCGAAGTCGAGGATGAAGAATTTATTATATCTGATAAATTCAATGGATCCAAAGATGGATATTGTTTCAAACTTGGGGAAAAGGGACTTGGTTATTATCGTTTATCAGGTTTTAAAATTCCTGTAAAAAAGATTGTTGAGGAGAAGGTTGAGGTGAAGGATGAGGAGAAGGTTGATTTCATTCATGAAAAATACACTAAAAGCAAAGTTGGATATTTTTACAGACTTGGGGATAAAGGATATGGTTATTATCGCATAACAAGTTCTGATTTTAGTGGATATAAACCGATGAAAATGGTTTTATGTAAAAAATATAAATATTGTTCTAATCCTAAATGTCATAATAGGCATTGGTATAATGTTCGTAATAGCAATCGTATGAGTGAATATAATGCTAATCCTGAATATTGTGAAAAGGAAGAAAAAGAAGCACTTACAAGGGCAATTAGTAGATTTAGGAGAGAGGGGTATATAACTATTGTTGAGTGATAGAAATAAAAAAACACAAAGATATTAGATGAATATTTTTGTGTTTTTATTTTTTTAAAAATCAAAAAAATGATTTTAAATATAATTAAAAATATTATTTGAAATGCCGAAATACTGGTTAGAAGGAATTTTCGAAGAAGATACCTTTGAAAATACGAAGGAATACTTTATATATTCTGAAAAATATTGTGGGAGTATTTATGGATATAGTTTCAAACATGGGGAAAAAGGATTAGGATATTATATGTTAAAGAGTATATAAAAAACATTTGTATAAATATTTTTTGTGATTTAAATAAAAATGATTTTAATTAATTTTAATAAAAATAAAAGATGAAAAAGATAATTCAGGTTAGCGATGATATATTTTGGGGATTTAATATTATTGTTGATTTGAATGATTATAAAACAATTGATGAATTGGGTAATTTATTAAAGAGTGAATTAATAGATTTTTTGAGAAAACATAATCTTCTTAATTTACTTGATAGGGCAAAAAATATAGATTTTCATCAACATCTCTACACATCATATGAAGAATTGGATAGGAATGATTATGATATAATATATTTTTGTGGAGATTGTTGTCGATAAAATAAATAAGATAAATATACACCTAAAATAAAACCGATAATAACAAAGAAGAGATATTTTAGGGAATAATATCCAATCACAATAATTAGAATAATAAAAATAAGATTATTGGTATTTAATAAATCCATATCTTTTTTTTAAATAGAAATTAATTTATGATGTCCTACTCTAATATCAGTATTAATCATAATTGGGATACCTGTTTTTTGAATATTTTTACAGAATGAGACATCTTCACTACACATATCACGAAGAATAGTTCCATCTTCACAAATAATTTCTTGAAGTTCGCTATTAAAATATGGATAAGACATTTTCTTAAAAACATCTTTTTTCATAGCAAAAAATCCCATACCAGTATAATTAACAGGCATATATTTAAGACCAGTTTCTTCTTTCCATTTTTCTACAAATTCTGGTGTAATAAATTCAAAAGTACCATTTTTAGTAAAATAATTAGTATCCCATTCTTTAACAATGGCATAATTAGTGAGATTTGCCATTCTATACATACCACTAACAACTGGATGAATATCAGTTGATTCGATTAAATCCATTAATTGTTGAGGAGTAAAGATGATATCGCTATCAATTGTAATCCATACATCAAAATCGATATTATTAAATGGTTTTTGTTGAACACCACGGAGAACATCGAGACCGAGAGTTTGCATTCTAGCAAAAGTTACGAAAGAAGATACACCTGGACTGATGATAATTTCATATTTTTGACTTTCCCAGAGTACATTTAGAGCACCAGTCCATGAGATAAGAAATTTAGAAGAAAAATTATCGCCTGGGAGACCAATAACAATCTTTTTTTTAGTTGGTTTTACAGGTTCAGAAGTTTCTTTGCTAACTTCATTTTTTACATCATCTTCATTATTATTAACACTTGACATTTTTATATATAAAATTATCAATGAAATTCTTATATAATTTTTCGTTAATAATTATATAAAAAATAGAAACTATAAATAATAGTTATGGTATTATCTAATTTAGAATTAACTGAAAATGATTTGCGTTCTTATCAACCTGATAAAATCATTACTAAATTAAAACCACATCAATTAACATCATTATATAAGGCGATAATGATGGAGAATACAGGAGAGATTACATATAAAATTAATAATTTTCATAATTATTCGCAATTATTTTTTGATAATTCGAATATAATAAATCCAGAAGATGGAGAAACGGAGATTACATTAAGAACGAATATTGGTATATTAGGAGATAAAGTAGGATATGGAAAGACATTATTAGGATTGGCATTAATAGCATCAAATAAATTAGAAAATATTCATATCAATCCTATATATATGAAAAATTTTTCTAGTCATAATCATTATAATTATTTAAATATATCAGTTTCGAATAATCTTATTCAAAAAAGGGTAAATATAATTAATACTACATTAGTAGTAGTTCCACGGGGTCCCGTATTTATTCAATGGGAGAAGACGATATTAGAGAAGACTAATTTAAAGATGATTTCGATAACAAATATGAATTTCATTAAATGTATGTTGCCAAAATATGATGGTAAGAATGATAGAGATATAATAAATTTTTTTGAGAGTTATGATTTAGTATTAATTAAAAATACGACATTAAAGATATTAATTGATTATTATCATGGATGTCAATTTATAAAAAATTGGAAGAGAATAATGATAGATGAGGCACATGATATTATTAATAAAATCCCGACATATATGAATTATTATTATTTATGGTTAATAACGGGAACATATAATGATATTTTTACAAAGACGGGATATAGTCATTATATATCAGGAATAAAGGAATTAATGAATAAAAATTCGATTGCTGGAATAATTGTAAAAAATACGAATGAATTTATAAAGAATAGTTTTGATATTCCAGAACCAGTAGAGAAATATTATTTATGTAAATTGCCGACAAATTATTGTATAGCAAAGAGATTTTTAAATTCATCAGTATTAGAGAAAATTAATGCGAATGATTTTGCGGGTGCTATTAGAGAACTTGGAGGAAAAAATGAGACAGAAAATAATATAATTGAATTAGTATCGAAGGATTTGAAGAGAATATTATTTAATTTGGAGATGGAAAAGACATTTATTCAAAGTCAAGATATAGATGATGATGATAAAGAATTAAAAATAAATAATATTAATGTTAAGATAGAGGTTCAAAAGAATAAGATAAATGAATTAACAGAAAGGATTAAATCTTATAAGGATAATAGTTGTGCGATTTGTATGGATGATGTACAAAATCCAGTATTATTGGAATGTACGCATTTATTTTGTGGAGGATGTATATTTACATGGTATAATAAGAATAATAATAGAAATTGTCCGACGTGTAGAAAAACAATTGGAGATTTTAAAAAAATAACGGCAATAGTAAATAATGATATAAATCAAGTTAAAAAGGATGAGATATATTCAAAGGAGGATACATTATTAAAAATTATTGAAAATAATATAAATGGAAAATTTTTAGTATTTACAAAAATAGATAATGGTTTTGAGAATTTTAAGAAAAAATTGATAGATGCTAATATTACATTTGAATTTCTCAAAGGTACTACAACTCAAATGTTAAATGTTCTTGAAAGATTTAAAAATGGAATTACTAAAATAATTTTATTAAATACGCAATATGCTGGAAGTGGTATTGAAATAAATTGTGCGACGGATGTAATTATATTTCATTCAATGGGACTTGATAAACAACAGGCGATAGGGAGAGCTCAAAGAGTAGGAAGAACGACGAGATTAAATATTCATAATTTATGTTATGAAGATGAAATGGAATAGATTAATTATTTTTTTAATATTTCTAAGATAGATTTATAGAAATAAAATAAAATTATAATAATAGAAATAAGATATGAGTTGTCCTATAAAAATGGCGGATGGTCGTTATTTTACTAATTATGAACCTCGTTGTGTTAGAAATGCTAATTTAAATGAATTATTAACAAAGAATAATATGATAAATTCTAGTTATGAACAAAGATTATTTCTTCAACAAAATTCACAAATGATAATTGATTTAGAACAAAAAAGAGCAATGGAAGCAGTATTTCCATGTGTTCCATGTAAGACTGGTGAATTATTAAATGAAACAAATAAGCAGATGGATAATAAATATTTTGTAAGTTGTGATGGTATTACATGTAAAAAAACATTAGTTAATCCAGATGGTATAGGAACTACTAAAAATTTTTAAATCTTATTAATAATAAGGTTAATATGAATTTTTCGAATGAATTTGTATCTTGTATAATAACTATTAATGGTATAAATGTAAATATAAAGGGAACATTAAATAATTCTATATCATATAAAAAAAAGATTGTAATTGCTCCGGCACCTATGAATAAGATAACATCATATTCTGGTTCTGGTCTTCCATTTCCAAATGAATTAATAGCATTTGAAAATACAAAAAATATATTTGAAATAAAAGATGATGGAATTATTGACGCTAATTTTATATATCCAAATAGTTATTATTCTCCTGATGGATTAACTAAAATAAAATCACCTATAATATTTTTATTTGATGATAATAAATATATTGTTGAATTAAATGATATTTGTCCTTTAAAAACATTAAGGGATAGAAAAAGAAGTGATCCGAGTTTTTATGCTTTAAAAGAAATTTTAGTTCCATTAGGAACGGCAGAGGATACAATGAAGAATTATTCATCAGCTAAAATTAAATATAATATAGCTTAATCTTTATTTTTTTTAAGAAGTATCTTATTTAGAGTTCTTAATTCTTTTGAAATTGCTCCTAGATGTGTTGAAACATTTGTACCATCTTCATCTATAAAAAAATTTTTAAGAAGTTCATAATTGATAATATTTTGGTCGAATTCCTCTTCTTCCTCTTCATCATCTTCTTCTTCTTCCTCATCTTCTTCCTCCTCGTCTTCTTCTTCTTCCTCTTTTTCTTCCTCTTCATCATCTTCTTCTTTATCTTTAACTTCTACTTCTTCAACGGAACAAACACTATTTTTATCATCTTCTTGTTGTTTAGGCATTTTTTATATAAAAATATAAAATAATTCTTATATAATTTTTAGATAAGAGATGAATATTTTTTTAATAAAACTTTTGGGGTTTTTAATAGGATTATTCATAACATTATTTATTATAGATTATTATGATATTAATAAATTAAATGTAGAAACATTTGAGACTAAACCTGTAATTCCTCCTCCAATATCAAATCAACAACCACCAGCAATAGTAAGTAATGATTCGCAAATTCCATATAAATCATTTAAATATATGTGTATTAATACATTTTTTGATATTACTAAAATTGATAATAAAACAAATAGATGGTATGAATCTGATATAAATAAAACAAATTTAACTGACACAAATGGAAAAGATTATTTTTCATATGATACTTTAATTAATCTTAAAGCAAATACTATAAATGATAATGGGGCAAAAGGGGCGGATATTAATTCAATTGAATTAAGAGGGCCGAAAAGTTTTTATTTTGCAAATAATTTAGATACAAATGAATTAAATGAATTTACGGTTATAATGTCAATTAAAATAAAGGATATTACGGCAAAAAATAATATATTATTTGAATTGGCAGGAAATACTGAAACTATAAATAAAGATAAACCAACATATTTAATTTCAATTGTTAATATTAATATTAGTATAAATAAGAATAATAATTTGGATTTTATAATAACAATTGGCGATAGTATTTATGCTGGTGGAATAAATAATATTGAAAAATCGACACTTAAAAATAATGATTTTATTGTTATAGGTCTTATTTATACAAGTAGTGAAATCACATTTTTAATAAATAAGCAAATGTATAAATATAAGACAAAGCAAACATTTAAAGTTAAATTAGGTTCTACACCGGCATTAATTAATAAACAAGGATTAATGAATATACATCTTTATAGTTTTGTATATTATAAAACACCATTGCCTACAAGTGAATATTTATTATTTTTAAAACATAATTATTATTATTTATCTGGATTAAATAATGCTATAAAAAAAACGGAAACAGCAGTTAAACCACCTCCTGAAAAAATACCGGTTAATAATGAAATAGATATTAAATTAAGAGAATTAGAAGATAAGATAAATATTAAATTAAATAAGCAAATTGAAGAAAGAAATATAACACAATCAAATTTTGTATATCAACCAATAGATCCGTTAATAATTGATAAAATAGGAGATAATGAAGTTAATAGTTCTTTAAATTTTATGTTCTAATTGTTTCGTTTATATAAGGAATATAAAGATATATTTTTTAAGTAAAATGAATGATTTATTAGAAGTAAATACAGATAATATTAATGGCGGAGGGGCGGTAAATAAAAAACTTCTTGATACAGAATTATTATTTAATAGAAATAAAATTAGTAATGAAATTGCTTCATTATCTTCATTATCTTCATTATCATCTCATACAAGTTTAAATAAAATTAAATTAAGAAATAGTAGTAGTAATAATAATAAAAAAGATTTAAATATAAAAAAAACTTTTAATAAAGATGATGATGACGACGATGATGATGAAGAAGATGATAATGACGATGAAGAAGAAGATGATGATGAAGAAGATGAGAATGATGAAGAAGAAGATGATGATGAAGGAGAAGATGATGATGGAGATGAAGAAGATGATGATATTAAAAGTATAGATGGTGGTAAAAATATAATGAAAAAGAAAAATAATGAATTAAATGAGAAAAGAGAAATTCTATATCAATTAAATAGATTACAAGCGAAGGGACATCAAATTCCTCATAATTTTAATATGAGTAGTGATTTGAATGAAATGAAGAGAGAATATGATAGAATAGTTCGTGATAAAGATACGGATGCGAGTATTCGTTTTCAAAGAAAGATGATGATGGCATTTGTAACGGGAACTGAATATTTAAATTCAAGATATGATCCATTATCTATTAAATTAGAAGGATGGTCGGAACAAGTTCATGAAAATATTACGGATTATGATGATATATTTGAGGAATTACATAATAAATATAAATCAAAAGGAAAGAAAATGGCACCAGAACTACGATTATTTATAAGTTTAAGTGGAAGTGCTTTTATGTTTCATTTAACGTCAAAGATGTTTAAGGAAAGTTCAATTCCAGGGGTTGAAGAAGTATTTAAGGCAAATCCGGCATTAATGAAACAATTTCAATCAGCTGCAGCAAAACAATTTGTATATAAAAATACTGGATTAATGGGGGGAGGAGGTGAAGAAGAAGAGAGGGAGGAAAAATTTAGAAATAAACCATCATCATCATCAATGAATAATGGTGGATTATTTGGAATGATAGGTAATTTATTTGGTGGTTTAACGAATAATCAACCATTTAATAATAGTCCAAAGATGAATAATCAATCACATATAACTAGAAATGAAAAACCTATAAATGATATAAATAATATTATAAATTCGGTTCATAATAAGATATCACCAAATATAGATGTAGATAATAGGATTGAGACATTATCAATAAGTGATGAGGAAATTACATCAATTATAGAGGATGCTACTGATGTTAATTTATTAAAAAAAGCAGTAGGAAGAAAAAATAAGAGAACATTAAATATTTAAATATTTATTTTTTTGATTTGGTTCCTTTTGAACCTAATTTACTTAATTCTTTTTTAGTTTGTGAAACATAAGAAGAAATTTCACCTATATCTTTCTTAATAGTTTTAGGAACTTTTGAAAGAGAACCGATTGGGTCTCTAACAACATTACGAATATTATCACTAGTATCATTTAATTCACGGATAACAGTGAATACAACAGACATACCGACGGCAATGATAAAATGGAATAAGAAGAGAATAAAGATAAGAGCAAATTCAATTAATGAACCAATCATAATGATTTCACGACGAATATCAGCGGAGCATTTACATTTTTCATTTACGAGATAGCGAGTATATTGGAAAACAATATATAAATAGTAGATAAATACAATAAAGAAAATTAAATCAATAAAACCTTTAAAGATAAGAACGGAACCACCGAAATTTTCTTTAATCATACTATCAGGAATAAATTTGGTAATAACGAGATAAAAGATAGCGAACACAGTAAAACTTTTAATAAAATTAGCATTTGGCGATGAGGAACATTCACAACCTTTTGCTTCAAGATTAGTTAGATAGGTGTAAATAAAAACTAAAAGAACAATAGTTAATATAGAATTAATAACATTAATAATGTAAAGAATATTAAAATCACTCATATTTATTCTATTTAATTATAAATATTATTTTTAAGAATTAATAAAAAGTTTGCGTTTGGGAGGTTCAACATATTTTAAATTAAAAAAGTCAAAGATATCTTTTTCACTTTTCATATCAGGTATTTTTATATATTTGTCTTTAAAACCATGTTCGCTTAAAGATAAACCATATTTATTTTTAAGATATTCTCTTAATCCTACATTAAATTCAGCAGAACCTGTGAAATGTAATATAGAATAAAAATATTCATTTGGAGGACAAATGAGGATATCTAATTTTCTTGCTGGACTATTATCATCTAATTTTACGATACCGCCAAATTTTACATTTCCAATAGCTAAAATTTCTTTAATATAACCTATTTTTTTTAAATTGGAGATATATGTATTTAAATCAAAATTAGTATCTTTCATAATTAATATATCGATATCTCCCATAGTATCATTACCTCTTCTAAAAGAACCAACAAAATCATGATTTAGATGAATA